TTCCTCGCGCGTATCGTAAGCGGGTCGCACAAACGGATGTGCAGGCATGTTCGCGGTGCCCAGTTCAACGAATGGCCAGTAAAAGGCGTTTCTCGGGTTATTCGCCTTCATCGTGTTATCGCTGTTGCCGGTGCGCAGGTTAACGCCACGAATATGGACGCCGGAAGAAATCTCCCCGCGGCGGCGGCTTTTTTGGGTAACCACCACCACGTTTTTTTTCAGTTTTCCGGTGCGTACCGGTGCACGTGCGATCACTTCTTCCTTAAGCACTTCCGCGCCGGCGCGCGTGGCATCACGAAGAACCTTATTGTTTTCAGCACGGCTAAGCGCCTCGAGATCCTTTGCGATGTCATTTAAACCGGAAAAATCCAGGCTCGTCTCAATCATTTTTCAGCCCCCAGTTTGCACAATATCTCAAGACGCTCACCCTTTTCATCAGGGATAGGCGGGCCTATAACGTTAAGTGTTTTGCCTCGGTATGGCCCACTCTGAACCTTTAGCCTGGATGCCGCAGTTATTGTTTCACCCGATTTTCCGCGAACCCATACTCTGACATCAGCCTGGGCAATTTCGGCGCCTGCTGCCATTAATTCTCTTCCGCTCCGGCCTCTGATATCTGCGCGGATGTTTTCACCATCCACCCATGTTTCAACTGGCTGGCCTGATGCGTCACGAATATGTACGGGGTTTTGTATCACAATAATTTGTATGAGCTTACCAGCGGATATAGCCATGAATGCCCTCAAATAATTGTCGGAAGTCGGAGATCATGAATTAAAAACGATACAGAGAAAGGAAGCTCTCCATGAAGTAAATCTTCCTTATCAGCCAGGTCGGGATTTCGGTACAACATGCCCACCAGACGCATCGTGGCGGCCTTCATCCGACTGAGCGCTTCACCCTCGATTAACTTTCCTTTCTCATCAACGACCTTGTCCCGGCTTCCCTGAATAAAAGCCAGCAACACCGAACTGGCTTCCTGTATTTTTTCCTTAAGTGGGCCGTCGTCAGCATCATGATCAATGTGCAGGTGTTCCTTTATCTCATCCAGTGTCACAAGTTCAATCACGTTTTATCCCTCCCGTCGCGGCCACGCTTGGCTGCCAGCGTCCAGCCTTTCGAACCTGCCTCACCCGGCTTGTCCTGAGTCTGCTCGTCGCAGTGCCAGAGCGAACCGCCCCATGTAACTGTGTCGCCAGGCAGATATTCCTGACCGGATTTGAATACGCCCTGATAAATCATCACTGGCACGTCAAAGGATTTGGTTTCGCTGGCGCCACTGGTGCGGTTAACCGTCAGGGTGAAGCAACGCTGCTCAGATTGCTGAATATCAATACCCGCCACACCATCAACAAGACACTCCCAGCCACGCATACCATGGGTTTTCTCGTAAGCGCGCCACAGGCCGCCGTTATACGTCGCATAGCTGCCACGTGGGTAGCTTTTCCCCTCATCAATGAAAGGTAGAATCTCCAGCGACAGGGCGTCCCGGCCATTTTCTCCATCTTTACCCGGCTCTGCTGCGGGCAGAGCTGCAATCGCATCATTAACCAACGATTTCACATCTGGCAGCTCCGGCATGGATGCGGAAACCAGCTCCTGAATCATCGGCTGGACGTCTTCAGTCGTGACACTTTTACCGTCACGCGGTACCGGGATGGCGGCTACCGCCTCGCTGACAGCTTCTTCAACTGCCTGTTTAAGCATGGCGGGATCAAAGTCTTTACCGTCCTTAGGTACAGGTATCTCTGCCACAGCATTGCTGACCAGTTCCTGTAAAACGGGGGTAATATCGTCGACCGTGACACTTTTACCGTCCTGCGGTGCCGGGATAGCAGCGACCGCTTCGCTGACCATAGCGCCGATATCCGGCAATTCAGGAGTCTCAGGAACCGGAAGGGATGCCACTGCATCAGCCAGCAGCTTGGTAAAGTCAGGTGCCGGTGTATCCTTCAGGGACGCAACCTCAAGAGAGAGCCTGGTAAGGTGCTCTTCCGTTGTCTGCTGATAGTCACTGAGGCTTTTTCTGAAAGACTCACGAAGCTCGCCAAGCGCAAGGGAAAATTCCTCTCCAAGAGCCCTGATAAGGGAAAGTTCACGTTCATTCATTTGGTTAACAATCCTCTCAGCATGGCTTTTGCCGCTGTCAGTTCAGATTCCGACATGGATTTCCCGTTCGCATCGTCAGATGTGGTACGGCTGCCGGCGCCGGATTTGGCAAACGGGTCATCCGAAGCATCACGGCGCGCCAGCGCTTCAAGACTGAAGTTCTGCTGCTGAAGATACAGTGCGTCGCCGCCGGGTAAGGGCGGAAGGTTTTCACTCCGTCGCGCCTCATTTGGCGTCAGAATGGTATTTTTCACACCCTCGCCGAGTGATTTGATACGGCGTTCGCTGTCCATACGCAGCAGCGCATTAACATCAAACTCAGTCCCTGTATCACCCTCAAGTTCAAACGCTTCATCCAGCAGCAATTCGATGGACTCAATCAGTGACTGAAGACACTGTGAGTAATACTGCTGATCCTGCGCCTCGATGTTGTCATGCGTTGGCAGTTCACCGATGCCAACCTTATAAGCAGGCACGTGAAATACTGAACAGACAATCTGCGCGGTCATGCGAAGCTGTTCGACAGTTTGTGCATCAGCAGCTGAGACCGTCCGGGGAACATATTTCGCACCATTGCTCAGAATGGCGGTTTTACCCGCATTTTCCCCGGTATAACCAGTGTCCCAGTTTTCTTTGATCTTCCTGGCGTTCTCTTCCGTAATCGAGCCCGGAACCTCGATAACACCGCTGGGTTTCCCGCCATTGCGGAAAAAGTACGCTGAGCTTTCCTGAATATGGTGACCCTGCATTGCAGCCAGACCAGCAGCATAAATCGGGGAAAGACCAATAAGGGGATGGAACAGACAGTTGAACCGATCGTGAATAACCTCTCGTGCCGGTACAGTCACAGATGATTCAATACCGGCCATGTTATCCGGATTGATCTGGTAGAAGACAGAGCCATCATCAGCTACCAGCGGCGTAACCTTGTTCCAGTCCAGCAGCCTCAGCTCGGTTATCTCGCCGCGATTGTTCCGGATCTTGAGCGCAACGGTATTACCTTCGCACAGCTTGGAATTCAGCCAGTGCTCAAAGAACTGGATGCGGTTCTGAAAGGCATTTGGCCTGGAATACAGCGAGGCTATCTTTCCGGTTTTAATTTCCCTCCGAACGCCATTTGAATCCTGTTTCATCAGGCGCGGAGGCATTTTAGCGATATCACTTGCGATCAGAGATATGCAGGAAAACACAGCATAATAGGAGAGAACCGTTTTGGGCTTAATTTCCATATTCTGCTGCCAGGCCCCGGCGTAGGGTTCGTGGACATAACTGAACATCGGTGTCCAGCCCCCGCGGTTGACAACAGGCTGCTGTAGATTTTTGACTTGCCCCTCTTTTCTTCGGAAAGGATTCCACATTAGCCGTTCTCCGCTCTACGCTTATTCTTCCTCACCCTGGTAGTTACCTCGGTGAAATATTCAGCCTTGCCAAGCAGCACCAGCACCCTTGCGCACCGATCGTCCACGGTCTTTACGTCTCCCGTAACAGAGTCATGTGTGCGTTGCAGATATCTGATTTTTGCCATGCAATATGGCGGGGTTTCCCCCGCCCTCCTTTCGCGTTAGCTTCCCTGGTTAGAGCCGTAGTTCACACCAGAAATAACCGCCACCGCTGCCGTGCGGCGACGCTTCCAGTTGATCCAGCGCTCGGCACGGATAGCCACGCTGTTCGTCTGGAACATGGAAACCAGCTCCGTTCCGGTTGGGCTGACGCTGTCGCCAGTAGGATCGCTTTCCATTTCCAGAGAGGCTTCACGTGACATATCCACTGCCACACCACCGTCGTCAGCCAGATAAATATCCGGCGCGTTCAGCAGGGTAAGATTGCTTCCGGCGTACTGCGAAACGATAGCCGGAAGCCCCTGGAATGTGCCGCCAAGCAGGGTCATTTCCGGATACATTTTCTGGCCCAGAGCATTTTTCTTCATGGACAGCGCCAACGCGTTGGTGCTGGACATGATCCACACGCCGCCAGTTGGCTGGAGGTTATTGGAGACAAACTGAGCGAATGCCGCTTCAGCATCTGCATCCGGATCGCCGGTTGATGGAACAGCCACAATACCGTTGGTAATTGAGGCCGGAGAGACGTTAGCAACTTCGGCTTTCGCCGGGTTAATGAAGTCCGTATCCAGGCGTGCAATGACCGCTTCTGCCAGCGCATTACGCACCAGTGCATCAGCTGCCGGATTGGAGAATCGGATCAGCTCATCGGTCAGCACCGCAATGGCTGCGACTTTGGCGAAGCTGAACGTGATGGACTCAAAGTCGAATTTGGTCAGCGGCTTGGCCTTACCCTGACCTACCCAGCTTGCAGATCCGCCGGAAGTTTGTGCCGGAATGCGAATGTTGAACGGGACCTGACGCAGGGCAGGAATACCACCCTGACCGAAACGACCGATAATGGTCTGCGGGCGGAGGAATTCAACAAAATCATTTGCGTATTCCTGATACTCCACCAGCGCACCAGCCCACTGAGGATCGGTCGTTGTGCCAGCACCAACAGCGGCTTTCAGCACATGGTGAAGTTTCGCATCATCCGGGTACTGCTTACGTGCAATTTCCAGCGCTTCAGAACGGCTGCCGTTTGCCGCCGCCAGTGCCTTGGCAAAACGGGCAAAGGCGATACCTTTCTCCAGATTTTGCTCAACGCGAATGATCCCCGGCGCGTTTGTCTTCACGGTGGTGAATTCGCCACCAGCAGCTTTAGATACCGGTTTTGCAGTCGATACCAGATTGCTTTCCATGTCGCGCAGTCGTTTGAGGTGCGCATCAACTGATTTAATTTCTGCGGATGTGTTGTCGTAGCTCTCTTCTTCTTCAGCGTCCAGGGTGCGTCCCTCTTCAGCCGCCTTTGACATCACTTCATCAAGTGATGCGGCCAGCGCTGCACGCTTCGCTTCAAAGCTCTTGATTTGTTCTGCGATATTCATCGAAATGTTTCCTTTTTTGGTTTTGGGTGCTGTAGCGCCAGCGGTTTTAGAGGTTTTCACTACCGGTTTCTCATTGCCTGACGCGGCGAGAAACTGGCGATCGAAAGATTTAACGGTCTGGATGGAGCATTCGGCATTGGCCGGAATGGTCACCGCCGAGACCTCAAGCAGGTCCCAGGACAAAAAGCGAATACCGCCTTCATCCAGGAAGGAATACTCAATTGGGCGGAACCCAATCGACAGGCCGCGTACCAGCCCCGCCTTAATCGAAGCCCACGCTTCATCAAGACGTGCGATTAACTGGGATGGCATGTCAGGGGTTGGTTTCACGAGCTTTGCTGTGATCTGCAACCCCTCTTTCACCATTTTTGGCGTGCAGGTGCCAATAGGCTGAGAGCGGTCGTGCTGCCAGAGGAACGGCGTATCGCTGCGGAATTTCGCCCCCTCCGGCTCCATAATGTCACCGTCACGATCGGGAGACGGTGTTGAGGCGATGCCGGTGATAATCCGCTCATCCTCATTTACCGACTTCACCGTCATGAGGGTGCAGGCGCGTTTAAGCGTCATTTGCTGGCCTCCAGAAATGAAAAACCCGCATGCGCGGGCCATTAACTGACGTGTGTGTTAAACGAAAAATACCTGGTAGTCTTTTTTGACCGGTTCGGGGTTAAGAGCCATTAACGTAACGGCGTTGAATGTGGCCATAAGAGGGTCAATTTTCCCCTTCCCGCTGGCCTGTTTGGTGATGAGTATGGCGTTGCCTTTCGGCTCCACACGGGCGTTGCCTACGCACCATGCCATCAGAAGCTGACCACCATGAAGCAGAACACCTTCAGCCAGCTTTCGCTCAGTAGTCTTAATGGCGCCGCCGAGTTTCCAGCCCTGGCTGACCCCGGTTACAGCCTCATCAGGAATGCCTGCCTCACTGAGCGCATCAAGAATTTGCCCGACCTCAGAAGGGTCAATCCCGATTTTGTCCAGCAGTTCGGCTTCATAAATCCGGCTGACATATTCTGCAACCTGCTCAACATCCTCGCCCACCCGCTTAACGATCGTCAGGTCACCGGCCCTCTCAAAATCCTTTAATTTTGAAATTTCGCTCTTTCGCCTTTCCAGGGCGATGGTATGTGCCCATGCATGGCACCAGCATAACCATTCGCGAGTCTGGCGATCGCGCCCTATAATGGCCAGGCCAAGAAGGTCATCGAGACCACCGCCATCAATACCAACTGTGACCACCTCAGAACGGCGCAGAATATCGTCAAAAGTGACGCGCCTTGCCTGTTGCTCCCAGAAATCTGCCCCAGCCCATCTGTCGGCGCGCAGGGCGAGACCGATTTCAACGTTGGCGTGCTTGGACATAAAGCCACGGAAGTCTTCTTCCCCGGCCTCTTTCGCCTTGTTGTATTCGCGGTAAAGAAACTGCTCGTCAACGGAGTAACCCAGGTTGGGGTTAACCATCGCGAGGTTATCCAGAAGAAGATGCTCTCCGCTGGCAACCATTTCCGGTGGATGCTCAAATATCACCGGAAGAAAATGCGGGTCGTGAATTTTTCCGTCGCGAACGTCACGGGCGTACTGTAACTTTTTCTTAAACACGCCAGCTGGCGGTTCGTTGGACTGCGTGGTTGTGTACATCACAAAGCCTTCAGGTCGTGATGCCATGCCACCGACTGCCTCACGCAGCATATCTTCGGAGTTATGTTGCTTACCAAAAAGCCACAACTCGTCAATGAGCGTGCCGACAGATTTAATCCCCGAAACGGTGTTGGGGTCGGCGGCCACCACTTTCAGCGTCGTGTCCGTTCCCCTGTGGGTGATGGTCCTGATGTGTGTCTGCACCTGACAGAGGTCATCCAGATCATCATCCCGCTTTACCATATCGCGCGCCGGGTTAAAGGCGTTTGTCGCCACCTCTACAGTCGGGGCGATGATGGTGTACCCGGCAGCCTGACGCCAGTTGAGCAGCAAGGCCGTCATCATTATCCCGGCGGCCAGCGTAGACTTGGAGTTTTTTTTGGGGATCAGTACAAACACTTCTGTAATGTGTCTGCGGCCGGTTTCGGCATCATAGGAGCCGAACAGCGCGGAAACGAGATCGAAAACCCACTGTGCGCAGGACTCACCGAAAGTTGGCGATCCTGGAGCATCAACGATTTTCAGTTGCCTGAAAACGTTCAGGGCTATTTCAGCCTGCTCCGGGTAAATCGGGGCAGGAATAATAGACTGGCCTTTCTTCAGGCGCTCCGCCCAGTCAGGGCAGGCAGTTGTCCACTCCGGCATTATGTAGTCCCGCGATTGTTAACCACCAGTTTCGGCGGCTGCTGAATTGCGAACTTATTGGCCGCTTTTTTGGCAGCCTCAGCTTTTGCATCCTTCTTACCGCCCTCTCCTTTCTTCTGATGCATATAAGGCAGCATGGCCTTCGCAGCATCTTTCCTGGTTTCGATTTTGTAACCAACGTTGTTCATAACCGATTTCAGGAAGTCGAGAGGGTCTTCATACTCACCGGCGGACGATGCCGCAGGAGGTCGTTTTTCTTCAGGAGTGTTTACTGCTGGGGTATAAACATTCCTGCGATACGCAGGTTCGTCATCCACCTCAACTTTTTCTCGTTTTTTCCGCTCAATAAACGCGATGACCTCCGGGTCTTTAGCAAGCTGCGACCCCTTGGAACGCGCGGATTTTTCAGAATATCCCGCCTTTATTGCCGCATCCTTCTGAGACATCCCGGACATCAGCGCGAGAGCATATTTCCGCTTCTGCGCTGTTAACATGTTTACACCCTCCAGAGGGGGATTTTTTCTGCGAATGAGAGGGGGCGAGGTGTCCAGGGCGATCGATGTTTACTCTGGATGATACCCCCCCGGGGCTGGCAGGCATCAGAGCCCTACAAACCCTGATTCCTGATCGCCATCATGCACCTCATGC